CATGGCAAACACCCTAACTTTACCCGCAGCTTCCTCCTTGAAGCCGAGTTTAGCTAGTCCGATAGCGGCTCCCTCGTTGACAACATTACTAAAATCCATTGGTTTGGACTTATAGTAATGTCAGTTATTCGAGGAAGCCCAACCCACTCTCTCCATAATTGGAGGGAAGATACCCCCTAAATTGTAATCAGACCATAACTGGAGCAACTCCTTAAGAGTTGCCTTTAAACCAGGATTGGTCTGTCACGCCTTAGCAGATCGGACCAGACTATAAAAAGACGTCGACACAGTCGAAGTCTTCATAATCTGATCCTCAACTGTTTGAGGTCCTGACTTCAATATAGGGAAAGGGGTCGGCTGAGGCAACTCAACTTTTGAACCAGGAGTAAATACTTTTTGGAGAGTCGGGAAAAAGATGTTTTCCAAGAACGTTTCCCAACGTTCATGGTACGCATCCGATATATCAATTCCAGGATCCGTGATTGTTGATAAACTCAACTTTCCACGGAATTCTAGAATACGATACATCCCCAACAAGGTCATTCAGAGTCTAAGACTCTGAACGTCACCTTCACGGATTCTTCTCCGGACTCCAGCCGGTATTATTCTTGGCATTCCAGCTTTTGTCCGACTTACCCGACGTTTAAGTTCGGATAGGTCGGCAACCTTATAACCAGCAATAGATTGCTGTAAGAGCACTTGGCAAGATTTCAGGTGCAGGACTGCACCTTTTTCTCCCTGAGTTCTCATAAGGAATCTCAGCCGGGAACAGAAGTGGCCAATTTGCCTGACAGTACTAGGCTTACAGTGGAAGAGGACTCCACGGGATGCTTTAATAAGTCATCCAATGAGTCCCCGACCCATATTTCTATGGATCAGACCTCTAATGGCATCCGTATTCCTTCCAATCAAGGTGCTAAGAGTCAACATTGTATTTTTGACTCCTTCGCTTCTTCCTTGGAGGCTTGCGCCTCTCCACGAATCGTGTGAGAATTGTCATATAGACAAGTGTCTCGTCACGGATAATGGAGCAATGTTAGCTGATAAAACTTCGTCATTTCACATGACGCGGTAAATTAGTTGACGTTGAACTCTATTTTTCATATTTAATTAGTAGAATCCTGTCGGAGTCTTTCTGACTTAAGGAGGCTTTACGGTCTTTGAACCTTAACCAGGTTCCTAGACTCACGTCTAGTATAGTCTGGATCGAGCTTTCGCTCTAGGCAATACTTCCGTAAAAAGATCTCCACAGTGGTATTTCAACCACTGATCAGATTGATCCACAGGATAGGGCCCTTTCGGGGGCATCCTAACCGATTGCATCGGTAACTGCTATCAATATGAACCGTGATGCTACATTATCGCAACTCTTCTAGAGACGGATTCAAAGCCCAATGAGGCTGTCTTAACAGCCTTAAAGGGCGCCATTAGACCCGCTTTCCTTCCTTTCAGAAGGGGCGTAAGTCCCCTATATAAGGACTATTGTCTAATAGCCCGGTCGATTTTCCTTGTACTTTACTTATTACATAAAGTCCGGAAAATTACCGGCAAGAACCGTCCTAAGACGGCTCTTATATAATTGGCGCAGAGTTAAGCTCTATGGAGATGTCCCAGATGTACAATGACACTTGAGTCACACTCCAGTAGGGACAAAACCCTGCTAGAATTCCCAATTCCAC